TCGAAGAATGAAATCGACAAATTTTATGAGGAGGTCTACGAGGCTATGCGTGAAGAACCTATGTACGATGAATATGGAGGTGCGTTATGACATTAGATATTACAGATTGCCAAGGATTTGACAGAGAATGCCATTATATGCAATGCAAGGACTTTACTTTATGCGATGATGAAGAGGGGCTTGAGTATACTTGTTGGGTACCCCTCCACATTTTTACAAAGAAAGAGCAAGAGGACATAGAGAAAGAGGTAACAGAACTTGCTCTATGTCCATACCCGATTGCATGGGACTTAATATGGGACGACATTAAAAAGGAGATAGTGTTATGACATTAGAACAAATAAAAAATATAGTAATAGATATTAAAGCTGATAAGGAATGGGTTAATGATAGCCACACACAAGCTGAATACAAAGGGGTGTGTGATGGTTTAGATAGGCTTGTTAATCATCTTGAAGAAGTAAAAGAAGAAAGCGTTATGACAGTAGAACAAATAAAGCAGTGGCTAGTAAATGAAATACAACACAACGCCCCTGTTGTGGACGGAACAGAAGAGATGAGCGATGGCACATTCGACATTCATGTAGGGCGAATGGAGTGTGCCGAAAGTCTTTTAAAACAAATAGAGGAGAGTGAAGATGAGTAAACTAAAACATTATCGAGTGTATGTCACGCAGTATTGTGTACCGATGGACATCATGGCAGTAAGCACAACTCAAGCAAAAAGAATTGCTAGGGAAGACCGCACATGGGAAGTAATGGACGCTGAAATTCGAGCAGAAAAACAGGAGGACGAATAATGACTTACAGAAACAGAAGTTACGAAACTATTGAAGTGAGACGTAAGAAACGTAATTGGTATCTAATAGGACTACTGATGGGTACGGCACTTGGATTTTTAATTAAGGAGATAATGATATGGCTTTAGATAAAATAGTAGGATGGGAACTCGTTGGGTATACAAATGATGGTCAGGTTGTTGATTTATCAGAGTGTCCTAATGATGTAGCAAATGCAGTCGATAGTTGGATTGAGGAATTAGAATCAGACCTTGATATAACTCGTGATGATTATATCTATCGAGACCATAATAAAAAGGAGAGACATAATGGCTAGTAAATTAAACAGTGAGGGTAAGTATGAGTATTTCCCTCATACAAAAAAAGAAAAGCTTATATGGGAAATTTGTAAGCACCGCCCTCATTATACTTACGGGGACAATGGGGAACAGTTATGGAACGAAGATGAAAAAGATTTAGAAGAACTTTTAAAGGAGATAAAGTAATGCCTAAAGAAAAGATCGATTATGTAGAGCAAGACATTTATGACTACTTTGGGGCAGACCAAAATATTTGGAAAGCCGAACGACATGAACTACTGGGAATCATTGGGGGTATGAGTGGCATATTAGAACTCATATGGCACAACCAAGTAACGCCCGAGCGTTCACTCAAAGACTTCAAAGACTGGCTAAAAGAAACTCAAGCCCTGAAGTCAATAGAGGTGGAGGTAGAAGATGACGCCTGAAAAGAAAGTTAAGACTAAAGTAAAAAAAGTTCTTGATACGTTAGGGGCATACCATTGTTCCCCCGCCACTGGCGGGTATGGTGCGTCGGGAGTCCCTGATATCCTTGCATGTTACAAAGGTAAGTTTATCGGGATCGAGTGTAAAGCCAATGGAAACAAAGCAACGGCCTTACAACAGAAACACTTACGCGAGATAAGTATGCAACAAGGAGTCTCACTAATCATTGACGAAACAAATGTTGATATGCTAGAGTCGTATGTTACTGGAAAAAGAGTTATGAATTTAGGTATGAGTTTGGGGAGTAAATAATGAGAGCCAATTTAAAAGAAGATGTTGTGAACCACCCAAAGCATTACACGACAACCAAGTATGAAGTCATAGATGTTTTGGAGGAATTTTTTAGTGATGACCCGTTACTATGGCAGTGTGGTAAATATTTACTACGATGTAAACATAAAGGTAACCAAGTACAAGACTTAAAGAAAATGATTTGGTATGCGAGTCGTAAAATAGAAAAGGAGGACAAGAAATGAGTGCTGATTTATTTAAAAGGACTAGGAGTTTATTGAGAGACCATGTTAAATTACTTCAAGAACACAAACTAGGGGATTCACATTCAGATGAGGCAGAGGCTATTATTGAAGAGATTGATATCTTATTAAAGAGTGGTGAAGTCGGCAACATTGAGAAACGAATTGATGTAGCGGAAAGACAAGCTTTGTCTGACGATCTTGCTGATGAAATACTTAATGGTAAGTATTGTGTTGGGGGTAATTGTGATGATTAATTTAAATGAAAGGGAAAGAAATGAGTAGATTTCAACTTGAGGAAATTGCTAAAAAGAAGCAAGAAAGGCAAGAGAGAAAAGAAATTGCTATTGAGAGAGCTAAAGAGTTTATGGTAAAAAACCCAACGGCTTCTAGAAGTAGGGTAGCAACTTATGCGGGTGTAGCCGTAGCAATCTTAGAAAATTGGGGAGTTGTCTTACCTAAACCCCTTACAACTGAGTCAAAGCGAAGGAGAACTTCGTGGGCAAAAGGGCATATGTTATGAGTGATGATTTAGATAATGCTGATAAAGAATCTCGGCTTATGCTCGAAGCAACATTATCTAATGTAGATACTGAAGTGCCTGATAATAATACAGGTCGTTGTATATGGTGCGAAGCAAAAGTCAAAGACAATCGTAGGTGGTGTAGCATTGAGTGTCGCGACGAACATACTAAATATGCGAATAAGTTATGACCATAATTAAAGAAGACAATAGAATTGGGCCTGCAGTATGTTGTAAGTGCGGGTCTGACGCTAAAATAAACCATGGGGGTAAATGGTATTGCTCAATAGAATCAGACATGGGCGTGATGAACTTAAAAGGATTTTGTTTAAAAGAGAGGAAAAATAATGGAAAAAGTTTATGATATATGGATTGAATTAAGTAAAGAGTTAATAACGGTAAAAGCAGAAAACTTAACAGAAGCTTTACAAGAAACAAAAAAAGAATTAAATAAAATAATTGATAGTATCACTGAAGAAGACCTAAAGAAAAATATAGATACCGACAGGGGGTTATATTACTATGGATTTAAAAAGAAAGATAATTCTTCTTTGTACGCAACATACGATAACATAGAAATTACAATATATGATGCTTTAGATTATTCATATGTGGAGGGCAAAAAATTTGATGATTTTGGGAACTATGATTTGTTAAATTGGGATAGACCTGAAATAAAACATCTTGTAACTCATTCTTTTTGTAGTTGTTGTGACCATGTACTTCCTAAAAAAGATATAAAGGATTGTTGGGGAGAAAAAGATAATATTTTAAAAAATGAATGTAAAGAAAAAGGTTTGAATTACGAGTATCTTGAAGATATTTCTTCCATTTGTAATACATGTATTGCCGATAAAAAATATATGGGTGAGTACAACAGAATTAAAGAAATTGAAGAAGAATTTAAAGCGAAAGGGGCCACTTGAATCTAGTAACACTTGACTTTGAGACGTTTTACGATACGGGCTATGGGCTTAATCGTTTAACTACCGAAGAATACATCCACGACATACAGTTCCAAGTCATTGGCGTGGCAATTAAAATTAATGATGGTAAGACCGAGTGGTACGCGGGAGAACAGGTATCAAAAGCGCTCGCTGACATCGCATGGGACGATGCAATGTTACTCTGTCATAACACACAGTTTGACGGGGCAATACTTAAATGGCGATACGGCATTGAGCCAGTAGGTTACCTCGATACGCTCTGCATTGCGAGAGCCAAACACGGCACGAATGCCGGAGGCTCACTTAAAGCACTGGCGGAACGTTACAAACTAGGCGAAAAGGGAACAGAAGTAATTGACGCTAAAGGATTACGACTAGAAGATTTCCCCGAGCATCAGCTACGTCAATACGGGGCATACTGTAAGAACGATGTAAAACTTACCTTTGATCTATTTAAAATAATATCCAAAGAATTTCCCATTGAAGAAATGAGATTAATTGATATCACGTTGAAGATGTATATTAGTCCTACGCTCACATTA